CCGCTCTTTTAACCTGCGTATTCGTTTGCATTCGCATCTACCAGATACTTAAAAAGTAATGCCTCGGTACACATCATATGGTCAACTTGACACACCTGCAATTACCGAAGGTGACGTTGGATTTGTTGGCATAAACTCGTACTTAGAGCCTACCTCATTGCCGCCCGGTATGGTAGCCGACAGCAGGAACATGGTGCTAGAAGGGGATACGGCAACCGTCCGCAAGGGGATAGACTTCCTTGCCGGTGGAGTGACCCTCAGTTACAATGGCACGAATGAGATGGTATTCGCTACCACGCTCTTCTCTGACCCCGTAACGGGCGAGGAGTTCCTTGCAGCGGCCACCAAAGACAAAGTAATCCTTTACAACGATGACAATGCGAGCGGCATCAACATAGACTACCCCGGCAGTGAGGTGGTAGCCACAGCGGATGGAGCGTCCTTCGTACAGAACTTTGAGAAGCTAATACTATTTCGCGGAGTTTCCAAGAGACCGCTTGAATGGGACGGTAACCATAGCTCGCCTACGGACTTCGTGGTAAAGACTGCCAGCGCTAGTGGTGGTGGCATAGCTTGCCCGAACACCGACTACGGAATCAGCTTCCGAAATCGGCTAATCATCCCCCAGCCAACGGACTCAAATTACACCGTGCTGATGAGTGACTTGTTGGACAGTAACAACTTTACTGCCGCCGACTCACAATTCAGAATAAACAAGGGCAGTGCAGATTTCCTCGTGGGATACATACCGTACCAGGAAGATCAGTTGATAGTATTTTTTCGCAATAGCATTCATTTAATAAATAACGTGGCTACCACTTCAGCCGCCAACGTTTACGAGATCACCCGCCAACACGGTTGCGTAGCTAGAAAGAGCATAGCCCAATCAGGGCCACAAACATTCTTCCTATCCGACAGCGGCGTAATAGTCCTCAGTCCAGGCACTGACCCCGCAAAAGGATTGGGAGTGGCTATCAGTAAAGTACAGGGTGAGACCGTACCTATGACTGCCCCAATCCAAGACCAATTTTCGGAGGTGAATTATGCGGCGGCTGACAAGGCGTGCGGCGTAGTATTTGATAATAAATATTTCCTAGCTTGCCCCACCCTGAGTAGCGCGGTGGCAAATAAGATATTTGTCTTTGACTTACTCACCTCACAATGGACTAGCGTAGATAGCTACCCAGCCATGAGCGGCAGTCTGGCGTTCCACGTGGACGATTGGGTAGTATGCTCCCACGGAAGCAACCCTACGCGCCGTAGGCTCTTTGCATGTAACGACACGGGTTGGTACTTGATGAATGAAAATTCCACGGACGATAGTGATCGCAAAATCGGCAGCACTTCTCCGACCACCACCACCGCAATCGCCGCCAAGCTGAAGACGAGAGATTACCTCTTCGGTGAGCAAGGCATAAAAAGTTTTAAGCGTGGTCAATTGGGCGTGAGCTTCGTGGCTTCGGACGAATTTACCATCAAGCTCAACACCACCGATCCAGATGCCAGCGACACCGTACTCAGCTACACGGGTGGCAGTACGGAAGAAGCCTTACTGCGTTTCAGCGGGGCGAGAAAGCGCGGCTATTCGGCAAACATTGAACTGGACGTTACAGCGGGTAGACCAAAATTTCGCCACGTTCAGCTAGAAGCAGTGGGGCAGGGACTTAACGCCCGAAGGGAGGTAGCATAGTGGCTATCACCGCAAGCGTTACGAGGGGATATACTTTCGCCACCGGCGTTGAGGTAACTGCCGCAGCGTTAAACGAGCTAGGCGAACCCGGCGTAACCGTAGCAACTCCCATAGCCATAGCCAGCGGTGGCACAAACGCCACATCCGCAAGCGCGGCTCGTACCAACCTTGGACTAGGCACAATCGCCACCCAAGCGAGTAATGCGGTAGCCGTCACGGGTGGAGCGATAAGTGGTACGATAATGACTTTGCCATCCTATGCGGTGAGCGGCGTGCCATCCGCCTCACCTGCGGGACAATTAATTTACGTGACAGACGGCAACAGCGGAGCGGCTACGGTAGCTTGCTCAAACGGAAGTGCATGGAAAGTGGTAGCGCTGGGAGCTACGATAAGCACATGAACCCATTGAAAGCAGGTTTGGATTTTTACGCCAAAACGGGTGGTGACCTCATGGCTGATATTTCAGCTTACGCAACGACAGGCGGCTATGTCTTCATGACACCTCATAGTCTTATACTATTTAAGCGTGTAAAAAAAGACGCAGGAAAGCCTGACGAGCAATGGAACGCCGGGGGTGACGCATGGTACGTACGATTCGCCGCAGGAAAAGACGCAATTTCAGAGTTCATATCACGCGCACCTTATCCGTTGCCGTGGATCGGTTGGTCAAGGATTAGTAAAGACCGCCCCGTAAATTGGTTTGATTTTAAAACAGTTCAAAGGAGGAAATAAGTTATGGGAGGTAGTGGAAGTGGTTACACACCGCCGGTTCAGCCGGGATATGGTGATTCTATGCGTGAGGCACTGGATGCTCAAGTAGCATTGCTCACTGGCGATAAAGTAGGAGAATCGGATTTTAGCCAATATAAAGGAATTGGTGGACTTCAAGGAATAACCGAAAAGTACGAAGCACCACTCCGTAAAGCGACTGCCCAAATAGATACCGACGTCATGCGGCAGACGCTTTTGGGTCGTGGTAGCGGGGAGACTTATGCCGAAGACGGCAGGATCATCACCGGATATGATACCGGCACTCAAGAGGGGCAGTACCGAATAGAACAAGACGGCTCGGCTCAAATGAATGATAGTAAAACTGATGCCACCGCTACATTTACTACGCGCGTAATTGACGTCAAAACCGGTGAGATAAGAAGTGAGTCTACATCTGACAAAATTATTATACCGTGGAATGAAGAAGTGTTTGGCGAAGGCGTATCGGGAGGAGGAGATAGTGGGGTAAATACGATAGTAAAACTGGGAAACTCTAAGGATACGTTTGACGCTTTAGGCATAGAACCAAGGGTAGTAAATGAGAATAATGATATAATCCAACAGGGGTTTGCTAAAGAATTTGAAGGTATATTAAGCCAGGAGCAGCAAGCCACAATTCTAAAAACCAATCGCGTAGGTTCTTTACTGCTAGGTAATGACGGAGCAATAACGCCCGCCGAGCCGATCTATAAAAAAGATAAAGGTGGTGTTAATGATTTTTACGCACCGGAAGACAGTTTCGTAAAAGGTGCAATGGTTCGCACCGGAGACGGCATGGTAGACCTCGTGGGCGATAAGCGCGCGGTGCAAGAGCAGGTTCAAAACGAGGACGGCACATACTCCCTTCAAGACACCGCAGACCAAGCGGGATTCAGAGGTGGTCAGTTCATGGGCTTATCCGCCCTAGCGGAAGACATAGGGCGGGGCGGTCAGCAACGAGCCAGAGAAGCGGACATTGCGGACGTGGAGCGACTTGGTGGCAGAGCTACAGACGCATATCGCTCACAGGGCGACTTGGGTGGGGCATTAGCCGAAGCGCGAGCTATGGGTGCTGGTGGAAGCGACAAATTATCGGCAATTCCGGCTGACCCATTATTTGATGGCGTGGCAACTAACTCTTTAGCGGCACGGACAGCACTGGAGAACGCAAACATAAGTGCCATTACCGGTGGTCGCACGGGAGACTACGACCCTAGGGCGCTACCTCCCATACAAAGGCCAATGTACACTCCCGCAGGAGGGGAGCAACCGCTGCAACGAGCACTTGATCCACTTCCAGCCGCCGACTATCAACCGTCTCTTGAACGAAGTTCCGCCATCGCAGCACCAAGAAGTAGGGACTCGGCTCAAGGAAGTGGCGTAATGTCTCCCGGTACTTTCCAGATATCCCAGCAAGGCCAAGCAGCAGCCAACCAGCAAGCAGGTGCAGCCGGACTTGGGCAGATGCAAGGCCAAGGACAGCAAGCTCAACAGTATGCCCAACCCGGCGGCACTGACGCTTTCCGATCCGCATTAATGCAGCAAGGCATGGGTGCGCTAGACCAAGGGCTTTCAGAGCGTGAGAACCGTGCGGTACAGGAAGCGGCAAGGGCAAGATCCACAAACATGGGGAGAACTTTTGATCAGACTGCGAGCATTGACGAGTCACGGGCAGTAATAGAAGAAGACAACGCAAGGCGTATGCAAAACCGCGCGTTTGCTCAGAGTGCTCTTGGGCAGGAAGTGGGCATCCAGCAAGCGGATATGGCTCGCGGGCTGCAAGCGCAGCAAATGGAACTGGGTCGCCAATCCGCAGGAGTTGACCGCCAGTTGACCGCAGAGGAAAAGGACATTGAGCGCCAGATGCGGATGCAATCAATGGAAGAGCAGTACCGTCAGCAAGGACTAGGTGCTGAACGAGCAAACGCCGCCCAAATGGTGGGGCTTGAGCAAGCCACGAGTGCAGACCCATTCCAAGCAATCCTTCAACGCCAAGGGCAGAACAATTTAGCATCCGGTGGTGCGGTATTCGGGCAAGCCGGATACGGTCTAAATTCCGGGCCACAATACTTAAACCCGGAAAGTGGTCTCGGCTTCATTCAGAACCAAGCGACTAATGCCGCGAATATGTATGGAGCGCAGATTGGAGCAGACGCTACGAAAACCGCAGGAATGTGGAGCGGGTTGGGCAGCTTGGCTGGCTCTCTTGGTGGTGCGGCAATAATGAGACCCTGATAATCGGGAGATAAATACAATGGCAAGACAACCTTTTTTTACCGGCAATTACGGAAGCGCTCTAGCGCAGGTGGACACCCGCCCAATCATGGAGGGTGCGCGGGCGCAAGCGGCGATGTACCAAAACCTCGGTCAGAGCCTTGGGCAGAATATTGGCGGGGCTATTGAGAAGTATGGGCTGAATAAGGAGAAGGCGGAAACCGCAGACATGATGATCGGAGCGTACTTGGAGAATATGTCCCCGGTTGACCGGGGTGAATTAGAAGCCGGTACGTCGGAGATAGGCAAGACGCTGAATAAATTCATTGATGGCGAGTTGACTACTTCCAAGAAAGTGGCCTTTGCCGGAGTGCTGGGGGTTATGCAAACGCAACGAGAGAAAGATGCGAGGCGTGATCTTATGAAAGCGCAAGAGGCATATTACAGGCAACCTCGGCACGCTCCCCCCAACCCTAAAGATCTCGCGCTGTCGGAATTGATAAAAGAAGCTAAGGGGTCTATGGATAATTCCATACGAGGCGGCGGTAAGCGCGGCAGCGGACGAGGGGCGAAAGCTCCACCCGGCTCACCCGGTGTTCCCGGCCCAGGCACGGGTTCGCAACCGCTCCCTCCGGGCTTAGACGCTCTAATCACATCAGGATCTCGGCGCGCTCGTGGCGTTACTTCCGGTGGCGGCCCACAACAGCCGCTTCCTCCCAGTACTATCGGCAATCCCCTTAGCGCCATCACGCAACCGCCTCCGCTTCCTCCGCAGACGGGAGCGGCAGGTCAGGCTATGGCAGCACCGCCACCGCCAGGAGGAAAGAGGAAAGGGAAGTACAAGAATCTTTCCCGCCCGGAAAGGAAGTTGATGAGATGGAGCGACCAGAATCCGGGGTCAGCGGCAGTTCTGGATAAGGAGGTTTATGATGGGGGAATAGAAAAACTTCGTGATCGGACACGGGAATGGGGGAGAAATGAGA